ATTCAGGCTTGGTTACAAACTGGAGACTGTCAGTTATCAACAACACCCGTATACAACTGCACATCAAACCAAAATTGTTTTTCTTATAATTGCAATTGTTCAAAGATTATTTGTACCAAGTTGTTTGATTTGGGATTGATGAAGAAAAACATTTTTGAAGCAGACCAAGCATTTGGTGAACGTTTGCAAAAAACTAATCCAGATATCTACAATGGTTATCGTGCATGGGCAGAAATTGTTGTTGATTGGATGGATGGCAAAGGTCCTAAGATGATGCCTTGGATGTCCGATGAAGAATTTAGTGCAGCTGCAAAGAAATGGTCCATCACTTGGGCTCACGATATTGCAACACCTTGGGCAGAAGAAATGGCATACTTGATGGGTGAAAAGGAAACAGGCAGTCTGACAGGTAAAATGATGTTTGTGTTTGGCACACCAATCTGTAAGGTAATTGGTGTATGGCAACGTTGGTTTGGACCAAGTAAAAAAGAACCTGGTTTCTTAAAAGGTGCTGGCCTTGTTGTAATTTTTGTAATGTTCAAATTGGTTGCAGAACTAGGTCGTTTTATTGAGAGATTTATTCCAAAGAAAAAGGTGGCATAATGACGACATATTCTAGTATAAGACCGGTTAAAATATTGATTAACAATCTGGATTATACAGATGAACATCTGAGACATTTTTTTAACACATATAGTTCAAATGCCTTTGACTCAATGACGCAACAAAAAAAAGAACGTGTTTTTGAACTGTTAACAAAACATGAAAATTTACTAACAAAAATTTTTGGGAACGCTTTGGCCGAAAGTGCGGTTTTTGTTCCAAAATTGACTAGAGATAATGTTGATAATGCATATGTTAGAGAATATAAAGAATGGTTGGAAAAACAATGAAAAAATATTCACATACTTTACTTCCAACAATAAAAACATATAATAATGAAAATATTTTATACGATAAAACATTAATACCAAATTTTGTAAAAAAAACATTCTTCGAAAGAGTTGCTGCTTTAAGTGAAGAAGAAAAAGATGAATTTTTCCGCATGAGTTATGAGTATGAGGATGTATTAGTGGAACTATTTGACGGACAGATTCAGAAATTCACGGAAGCTGGTTGGACAACGGCAAATGATCCAATTTTTAGAAATCCAACAGAAGAATATGAAAATTATGCATCTTTACCGAAAGATGCTGATTTGACAGATGAGGAACATCAGTTGAAATTGGAACACCTAAGACAATTTAAAGAATGGTTTGAAAAACAAAATTACTGATTTTTATTATGACAAAAGATGACAGAGATGCGTACCATTGGTACCAAAATGCACAGAATATGTTTTGGCAAAGTCCGGTGTGGGAAGTGCAAACTAAATTCGATGAACAATTTAATGAGACATTATTGGATGAAATTTATGGTATTGGTAAAGATATTGTATTGGGTAAAGATAAGGATCCAAACAACAGTATATGGGACTACAGTAGACCCAACTTAGATATACTCAAACAAGAAATTATAGACATTGTAACCAAGAAGATTGTGCAAAATATTCCACAACTCAGGATGTTAAACATTCGTGGTTGTGAACACTTCATGGGTTGGGTCAATGTGCGTGAACCAGGAGAACGCTTAGAGGTGCATGGACACACCGAATCAGCAATTGCAGCAACGTATTATATCAAAGTTAAAGAAGGTTGTGGTGACCTTGTATTATTTGATTCCGCACAGGCCATTGATTGGTTAAACAATACACTAAGTAGTACACCAAAATTAAGAGAACGTAGATATAAACCGGTTGAAGGTAGATTGATATTCTTTCCGTCATATGTGTTGCATGGAGTTGACGAAAATAAATCCGATGACCTACGTATTTCACTATCAACCGACCTAAGAAAAGTGGTAGATAAAAATGCACAAAATACGGTAATTTTAAAATCTTGGGCTGGTCGCATGGCAAAGATTAAAGAATGGAAATGATGTTTACCAAGCTGGAAAAATCTTTTGAAAAACCAATATATGCAATTACCGACCCATTAAAAAATTTCAAATTTGATGGTAAAGGTATTGACTATAAGAAAATATGGTCACCTGAAGCAGAAAAGATTTATGCTGTATTACCAAAAAGGTATTGGCAGGACTTTCACTTGACAGTTATGACAATTGATTGTATAATCCCACCACACACAGATACTGAAATTATCACCTCTATAAATTTCTATATGCAAACCGAAGGTTGCACAACAACTTTTTATAAACCGAAGGTGGAGATTCCAAAAACTGTACAGGTTGAGAATCAAACCAATGGACATATATATTTTGAAGAAGATTTAATTGAAGTTGGTAGTTTTGTTGCTAAAGATTATGATATTTGGTTACTTGATGTAAGTCAAATACATGGCGTTAAGGGTAAATTTAATTTACGTAAAGCCATTACCTTAGGAACTTTTGTTCATAAGTATCAGGACGTACTAGAAATGTTAAAGGAAACCAATAATGTCGTTTGTTAAATTAAAACATACATATGAATATATGCCACACACCATTATACCACAAGGTAAGGCTGATTCATTTGCTGGAAAATATGGACTAGGTGTAAGACACAGTACAATTTGGACACCAGAACCTGAAAAAGAAGTGTTGTATAAAGTTATACCTGAAAGGTATTGGAAAGATTTTCAAGTAACAAGAATGTCTATTAATAGTTTGTTGTTACCACACGTTGATAATGATTTTATAACAACAATCAATTTTTATTATGACCCACAGAATTACAGGACAGTTTTCTTCAAACCAAAACCAGGAGCAAATTCTTGGAAGACAGAAGAAGATAGACACCATGGTGTTGATGGGGGAACAATTATAGACCAAAATGTTAATGTTGAGGAATTAAAAACAAGAGTTAAAGAATTTGTGTCTGAAAAACAAAATATGCCAACTTGTGAAGAAATAACATACGTTGATGCGGTATACACATTTGATGATGTTTATGAAATTGGATCTTTTGTGGCTCAAACTGGAGAAGCATATATGCTGGACGTTAGAGTTGCACATAATGTTGAACCATTAGGTGGCGATGCAAAACTTAGAAAGGCTTTTGCACTTAGAACCAAATTATATGAATATAGTCAGGTGTATGAAATGTTACAAGAAACTGGAAACTTATAAAGGATAAGAAATGTTTTTCGAAAAATTAAACTATACAGTAGATATTGAAAAATTAAAACAAGAAGTGAAAGATAGTGTTTTCACTTTGGGTGACCAAGTTATTCAAGGCGAAGAATACGAAACACCGAAATATAATGGATTTGGTGGATGGAGTTTACTGTGCAAAGAAGCCACATGGACTGGCGGTTGGGAAGCTGTTCAATTAGAAAAAGGACAATCATTAGAATCATTCTTACCAACAAATGAATTAGTCGCAAAAGCATACAAATTTTTTAATATATCACATGGTCTAGAACATGATAAACCTACCGAAGCATATGTTGGTGAAATTAAAAAAGTTCTGGACGATATACGTGAGATGGGTTTTTATCCTACAAGAGCAAGGGTTACTTGTTTGAAAGCACACTCAAAATCTTTGGTGCATAGAGATGCTGATGAAACGGAATATATGGCTCGTATTCATATTCCATTATTCACAAACAAGAAATGTGTGCATATATCCCAAGGTAAAAATTTGCATATGCCTGCTGATGGTAGTGTCTGGATTCTTTGGGTGAATCAATGGCACCAAATTCGAAATGACTCGGATGAAGACCGATATCATATCATCATGGATGCATATGACACCAAAAAGGTAACAAAACATTTTAATTATGACGGAGAATTCGAACAATTACAAAATTTTGTAAGAGGGTTCCGACAAAAAATTGATGATGCTGAATTAACAGATGAAGATATTGATTTTTTTGAGGCAATTAGAGAAAGATATGTTACCAAAAAAGTTAGAGATAACGAATTCATTTAAATTATGACCGATATACATGGTATTGTTTTTACCGGTATGGAACGAACTAGAACAATTAGTCGGCCGGCCGGTGCAGCAAGATTAAGAACTTTTTTAGAACCACATGGTTATAACCTTGAGGTCGTTGATTACTTTGGTAACTTCACTGAAGAAGAAATTGAAAGAGTTTGTGATAGATTTATTGGACCAAAAACTTTGTTTGTTGGTATCAGTATTACGTTCATATATGCTTTTGATAAATTGAATCATTTATTCAAATACATCAGAGAAAAATATCCACAAGTGAAAACATTGATTGGTGGTAATGAGACACCAATTGATGGTGTAGATTTAACACAAGTTGATAGAGTTTTTTGGGGTTATGCTGAAGAAGCCGTATTACACTACCTTAAATTTCTAAACAAAAAACGTTTGGATGATTTGAAATGGGTACCATACAAAGGAACACTATCTATCAATGCAGAAATGCTATATAAAAATGATGATAGTGATTTAACAATCAAATGGTTAGAAAGTGATTTAATCAAAAACAATTTCTTGCCGATTGAAATTAGTCGAGGATGTATATTCAGATGCCGATTCTGTGCCTTCCCATTGTTAGGCAAAAAGAAAAATGATTATATTCGCCATGTGGATAATTTAGCCGCAGAGTTGCGTAGAAATTATGAAATGTTTGGTGTGAATAACTATTGGTTCAATGATGATACATTCAATGACAATGTGGTTAAATTGGATTATGTTGCTGAAGCTATTGCAAAGAGTGGTATTAAGATTACTTACACAGCATTCTTACGTGCAGATTTGATTGAACGTTTTCCAGAAACTATACCTATGTTGGCTGACACTGGTTTGGTTGCTGCAACATTTGGTTTGGAAACATTTCATCCTGAAGCAAAGAAGGCCATCGGTAAAGGCCTAGATAATGAAAGACAGTTTGAAGCGATTAGACAGTTAAAGAAGTACAAACCAACCTACACTTATACAGGAATGATTTGTGGTTTACCTGGTGAACCCCTATCTAGTGTATACAAGAGTCAGAAAATGTTATTGGACCAAAATTTTGAAGTGTTTGACAATTGGGATTGGTGGCCCTTGGTTATCAGAAAAAATTCTGTTAGTCGCCTAAGTGAATTTGAAAAGGAATATGAGAAGTGGGGTTATAGTGAATTATTACCCGGAGAATATACGATACCAGAAGGTGATGATGATACACGATATCACAACGATGACAGTAATTTGTTAATTTGGAAAAATAAATACTTAAACTATTTCAATTCAAGAAAAATTACAACCGATTTAAATGTGGAAACAGAACAACACCGAATTAAAGCAGGCAAATCAATTTATGGTAATGCTGATAAAGGTGTCAGTATCAACCATGATGTATTTGAATTGGTTGGTATGGGAGTTGATATTAAAGATATCATTGATGGAACATTCGACAAAACTTTTTTGAATAAAAAAATTGAAGAAGCGGATCAAACTATCCTTGAATATAAAAGATTAAAGTTAGGATTATAATGTTTGTTTATTGCCCACCAAAAGAGATTCCAAAAATTGAATCTCAAACTTTTCCTGACGGGAAAAGATATTATGTCACACCTGACGGCAAGAAATTACCATCGGTGACCACAGTGGTGGGAGCACAGAAAAAAGAAGCCATCATGGCATGGCGCCGTAGAGTTGGTGATGAAGTTGCAAACAAAATCTCCAGACAGGCCACATCCCGTGGCACCAATATGCATACGTTGTGTGAATACTATTTGAACAATGAACCTAAACCACCAGGAACTGTTATGCCTGATGCCAAAGAGATGTTCATATCAATCAAACCATTACTAAACAAAATCAACAATATACACTACCAAGAGGTTGGATTGTGGTCCTCCCAACTTGGACTGGCAGGTCGTGTAGACTGTATTGGTGAGTATGAGGGTAAACTGTCTGTAATTGATTTTAAAACATCAAAGAAGGCTAAAGACCGTGATTCTATTTTGGATTATTTCTGGCAAACAACTGCATATGCATTGATGTATGAAGAATTGGTTGGCCAACCAATTGATGAACTGGTAATTATTATGGCTGTGCAAGATGCACCACCATTAGTTTTTAGAGAAAAAACACAAGACCACATTGAAGGTCTGGTTAAGGCAATTGATTTTTATCACAAAAACAGTTGACACAATAAATAAGATATGTTATAATGTGTTTTTATGGTTGTACGAAGCAACTAGAAATGTGTTCTGGACGGGGGTGCGAATCTCCCCACCTCCACCAAAAACATGGCAGAGAAAGTCGCCTAACTAGCGGCCTCACTCATATGAGGATACACGGTAAGTCACCTTTTACTGTAGTGGTAATTGCAAATACTTACGCCGATATGAGATGTTTTTGATGGGGGTGCATAGTTTCGACAGGGCAAATAGTACAGAAGTGGACAACTCATCAGAGAAGATGTTAAAACTAAATCAAGTAAACGCAAACGACTCACAGTTCGCATTAGCAGCCTAAACGCCGCTTAGGGTTTCGGTTGGTTTCCTCGTAACAGAATAACCAACCACTTAGTGGAGGTATAATGCAATCAATTTGGTATAGAAAAGAAATTAGAATCGCAGATGAATTAATGGAACTGGTACCAAAATTGCGTGACGAATTTTTAGAATATCACAAAGACTTTCACACCACATTCAAAGGCGGCACATCATACGCAGCAACAAATCCATTGGCCATATTAGATGAAAAAGAAAAGAATGATTGGAAGGTTGAAGGATTACGTTATGCCTTGCCGGAACAACGTATTGAACAAAACTTTTTCCTTGAACCAAGAGTACGCAGTATATTCCCAACAGCCTCAACATTGACACAACAATACATTGCTCATGCTGGTTGCAGTGGTTATAGTGTACTTGAAGCAGGTGGTGTTATTAATCGACATGCAGATATAGAAAATAAATCACACAATACAATAAGAATACATATACCATTAATAGTACCTGAGGGTGATGTTTATTTTGAAGTGGATGGTAAAGAATTGGAATGGTCCGATTTATTTGGATTCGATAACGGGCAGTTACATAGTGCTCACAACAAATCACAAAAAAGACGTTTAATTTATATCATAGATATAACACGGTCTTTTTTAGGAATTCCAGCATTTGGAATAGGTTCGTTAGGTTCCTGAATACCTATCATTTTGTTTAACAACTAGGAGTTAATTTTGAAGAAAATCAGTTTTATTTTGGCCTCTTTGGTCATCAGTGCTTCAGCAATGGCACAAGGTTATGGTTCATTGGAATATTCAGATGAAACAAATCGTGCAACAGATGCGAAAAACATCAAAGAAGCTGTTGTCATTGGTACTAAAGTTGGTTCTACTGACTATAGCCTTAAAATGGAAAACAGCCAAGCTGCACTCGGCAGTGGTTCCATTACACAAGGTTTGGAAGTTCGTGTGAAACAATCTATCGGTGCATTTTACATTGGTGGTCGTTTGGGTGAAAGAATTAGTAGTTCTACACACTTCTCACATTATGCAGTTGATGCTGGTGTGAAATTCCCATTGGTTGCTGGTTTGACTGGTGATGTTGGTGGTCGTTATCGTAATGCGTTTGACACTGCAAACAACTATCAAACAACCCGTGTTCATGCAGCAGTTGGTTATCCTTTGACTAAAAAAGATTCTGTTGCAGTTCGTTGGAGCCGTACATACGGTGACGAAGAAAAAGATGCATGGCGTCTACAGTACACACGTAGTTTCTAATACGTATAAATAAGTATATGGGTTCGGTGGGACCCATTTAAATAATCCACCAACACACTTTACACAACACAGGAGAAAACTATGTCAAACATGACACCCTTTGAAATACGTCTTGAACTACTAAAAATGGCCAGAGACATGTTATATGATTCATACAACGCAGAACGAGACCGTCTACAACAAGACTGGCACATCAAATGCGATACGGCAAAAGCCAAAGGTGAAACACCACCTGAACATCCGGCACTGCCAACAATCCCCTCAGAAACAGACATTATTAACAAGGCCCAAACCTTGAATGGTTTTGTATCGAATATTTCCACGGCACCTGAAATCAAGGTCACCAGAAAAACTACCTGAGGATTAAGGGGGGTTTCCCCCTTTAACACACACAAGGAGTACCAATGAAGTTTTTACCAACTTTATTATTTTCTTTATCAATATTAATTATACCTTTATCATCACAACAGCAAACACTTTCACTTGAACATGCTGTTTCACAAGATGTGAATAAACAACTTCTTTGCATGGCTAAAAATATTTACTATGAAGCCGCAAGTGAATCATTTGAAGGTAAATTAGCGGTAGCACAAGTTACAATGAATCGTGCAAATAGTCCAAAGTTTCCATCCACAATTTGTGAGGTCGTGTACCAAAAAACAGGCAACACATACCAATTCAGCTGGGTTGGTGAGAAGGTCGGTCCGATTAGAAGTAAGTATGCATGGGAAGAATGCCTAATTGTTGCAAGGAAAGCCTTGACAGAACCAAAATTACATGATACAATATACAGAACAAAATCAATGTTCTATCATAACACTTCGGTAAATCCGGCGTGGAAATTGAAGTATGTTGCTAAAATTGGAAACCATTTGTTCTATACGAAAGCTTAAAGTGCCAACAAAAACCGAAATTAATGAATTTAGTGAAATGATTAGTAAAAGCGTCAGTGAAATGGGTGGTACCCATATGGATGCAATCATACATCATTGTGAACAAACAGGCATGGAAGTTGATGTGGCTTCTTCCTTAATCTCCAGTGCATTGAAAGCAAAGATTAGAGAAGAAGCACAAGACTTAAATCTATTGAAGAAAAGTTCTAAATTGCCTCTATGACCGAAACGACAGGATTTGAAGCATATGCCCTATATCAAAGCATTAAACTTCATTTTACTTCTGATACTTACAATTTTTTTCGTTATAACGGAAAGACCAACGTATCAAAGGACAACTTCGCAAACAACAAAGCCAAATATTCTTTTTATAAACTTTCCAGAAAGTACAACATAGACGAATTACGGTCGTTTTATATTGCCAATTTCCTGGAAACCAATGTGAATTGGGTCGGTGATATATCTGGTATTGAAGGTGAAGAAAACTACAAGAAATGGCAAAAAAGAAACCAGAGCTTGACATACCGCTTCGAACAAGATATAATAGGTCTACTTAACGCAACACAATCACCAAATGAAATGTTGATGGTTAACGATGGACAATATCCAGTATTGTTAAAAGAAATGGCTCAGAACACTATAAGCATTGAAACGGTGTGTATATTAAATGATATTATGAATTTCTTACCAATGTGGTCTAAAAAAATAACAGATGATGTTGTTTGGCCAACATACAAGAGAAAAATTGAAAAGTACACACCGTTCATTGTTTATGATAAAGAAAAGTTCAAAGAAATTTTAAAAGAAAGTTTGAAAGAATATGCATAAAATTAACTGCATCTATTTGGACATGGATGGCGTTATTGCCAACTTTGAAAAGAGGTATGTGGAACTTTTTAAGGTTGCACCAAGTTCAACAAGAGAATATAAAGAATTCAATAAATATTTTGATAAGTTTATTGCTGATGGTAATTTTGAAACACTAGAGTTGATGCCTGATGCAATGGATTTGGTACGTGCTTTGCGTAATGCACTTCCACCAACTCAGATTCTATCCTCTACAGCGAGTGAGAAACGACATGATGCGGTGTCTAAACAAAAGATAAAGTGGTTGGAAACAAATGAGATTGACTTTCAACGTAACTTTGTACCAGGCAAACATCTAAAGAAAAAATACGCAAGAACAGACACGTTAATCATTGACGATACCGAAAGTGTTATCACTGATTGGCGTGACTCAGGTGGAGTGGCAATCTTACATAAGAATGTTCCCGATACCTTGGCACAGTTGAAGTTTATACTTGACGAGGCCTAAA